TAGTATTCGTAATGTGTAATTAGCTTTTCAGTATTACCTCTAACTTCTACTAAGTTAGGCATCAAAGGTACAAGTTGTACTACTTTACCATTTTGATTTCTATTTTTAAATATAAAAGCGTCTCCATGAGCATTTAGAGAAACAACAATGTAATGAGATAAAAGACTTGATGACATAAACTCATTTGGTCTTCTATATAGTTCAGCTACAGGATGTTTGTAATCTACTTCTCTATCACCAAATATTTGGTCTCTTTTTACAACTTGTAATTGTGGTTCTGAAAAAGATGTAGATAGAACATTTAAACAAGCGACGACTGCGGAGTTAGAAGTTCCGTCACCTATTTCTTTTAAAGAGCTAGTTTCCCAAAAACCTGCACCTGTGTTGTAACCATAAACTGATGAGTCACGACTAGATGATAGGCTTTGATTAAAATTAGCCATTTTCCTAAGTGAAGCTTCACTAGGTTTATTTAAATATTCTGATGCTCTTTGTAAAAAATTCTTATTTTCTGCCATTTAATATGCTGTCCAACTTCTCCTCTGAACTAAACTTTGTGCTCCTAGCACTAAAGCGTCAACTATATCGTCATGTCTACCTACTGGAAAGGTCATTAATTCTCTCTCTAGCTCTTCTAACCACGATGCATTACGACGAAATAGCACATCGCCTGACTCCATCCTAGCTGATAAAGGTAAAGCCTGTGTTATTTTATCTTTAGAAGTGTCCATTTCTCTAACTCTCATTCCTACTCTCTGTGCAAGCTGAGTAAAGTTTTTTGTAAAGTTTTGTTTTTCCATACAAACATAAGCCCATTTATATTTTTCATACATTCGTTTAATTGTTGGTACAATATCTGGACCTTCTATTTTTACTCTGACCATATCCTCAATATATATTTTCATATCAGGTGAAATAGCACAAGATAATATAACTGTATAATCTGATTCTGTTTTCGTAGTAACAGCAAGGTCTGCTGTTCCAAAGTGTAACATCTCAGCTGGATTCCATTGAGAGCCACCACCAATATATAATCTATCTTTTATGTCAAAGTATGTCATCCATTCTGGTTTTAACATTCCTTGACCAGCTTCAACAAACTCTGCTAAATACTCTTGAGCAAAAACAATAGAACCTACTTCATCTTTAGCTGAATCAATTTCGTCGTCATCTATCATTGGGTTGTCATAAGTAGAAAATCTAAATCTTTCCCAATTAGGTGCTTTCTCTGCAACTGACCATAAATCATAAAACCAATTGTCCATTCCCATAGGTGTACTAATAAATAAAGCAGAACCTTTTCTTTCAGTTAAAGTAGGACGTAATACTTCTTGCCAAACATCTGGTTTAATAAATGCCGCCTCATCCATTACTAAGAAATCCAAACCCTCACCACGTAGTCTTTGGGGATTATCAGCAGATTTACAAGATATAGAACCACCATTTGGAAATATAACTTCCATGTTAGCTAATGAAACTTTAGGTTGTATTTCTGGAGGAAAAGAATAAGCTGCGTTTTCTAGTGCTCTCCAACCAACTCTAGCTATTGCAAAAGTAGGTGCGACCCACCAAGCTCTACCACCATTAAGAGCAACTTCCATACACATGTGTATACCAAGACGAGTTTTACCAAACCTTCGACCAGCACAAAGTATTTTCCACCTACTCTTAGAACGGGCAACTTCTTTTTGGTTTTCATGAAGTCCTGGAAGTTCTGGTACATATACTGGCATTTTAGGGTTTAAATTTATATTTCATATCGAGGTATTCAGAAAGTAACTCTCTATAAGCTCTTTTACTTCCTTTAGTATTTCTACCATCATAAATATCGTGATGATACTTACACAAAATACATACGTTATCTAAATCATATTTCTTATCTGCACTTCTACCACCCATACCTATGTCGAGTATATGAGCAAGCTCTAACCATCTAGTTTCATTACAGTCAGACCATTCACATTTAAATCTAGCTCTTTGCATAGCAGCACTTCTAATTTTAGTGAGACCACCTTCAGGTTTATCTGCATTTTTCTTTTTACCTACACCACCACGCATACCTTTACCTTTAGTACGCATTTTAAATTCTTTGTGAGTTTCTTTCTCTGGGTCCCAAAATTCATAATTATCTACCATCGGAATCTCCTTTTTCTAGCTGAGTTATATTGTCTGAAAGATTTCTCAGATAAATCTTTAGGGTCTTTTTCCCATTCTACATCAACTGGAGTTTCAAACATGACATTCCTAGAAATTTGTCTCTTAGTTGGACTCTGACATTTTGGACATTCTATACTTGGTTCTTCTTTAATTCCATAAGTAACTTCAAATAGAAGTTCGCATTTATCTTTTAAACATTTGTGTTCATATCTAGGCATAACACTTAGGATAATTGAGTAGGGTCGTACATACTGTATTTAACAGTAATTTCTTCTCCATCTTTAATATCTGTTAAAAAATATAAATATCTAAATCTTTGAACTTCTACAATCTTTGCATTAGGTTCTTCACTATGATTAATAAAACCACCTAAAGGCGTTCTGTATAATTTTGTAGTTATAGAGTCTTCTATATGAGTGATACCACCGTTTACACCTTTTTCTATATCACCTAATGCAAATAGTCCTAATCCATCAATGTTAGATTTATCTATTGTAAGAAATTCAGGTAAAGGTCTATATGTCATTATGAAACCAATCTAAAGGAACGTGATAGTTGTGTAAAGATTTTTCTTTAAAATCTACATTCATCCACTTCTCGTATCTTTTTATAGTTTCTTGTAACTTAGGGTCTTCGTAGTATCTGACAAAGTTTTGCATTTCTTTTTGCTCTAGCATATCTTTTTCTTCAGGACTAACAAAGTGATGCCAATAAGCCCTTCCTCCACCTTCAGAGCTTATCTCTGTGTTGTACATGTGACCAACAATTGGTTGTGTATTTGGATAAACAAGTTCCCAACCATCATTAAGCAATTTAAATGTTTTACACATATCTTCTTCCATCATCAGCATTTCTGGGTCTTCATCATAAAGAAAGTTTTGACCACTGAAAGAAAAGTTATAACTAAACTTACCAGTAGGAATTAAGTTTCTATCATCTTTTATAGTATCTTTAACCATCCAAGGTAAGCAATACTGCCATATTGGTTGTGAAAGGAAAGGATATAGTTCTAAGTCCCATTCTTCTTCCCATCCAATATATGGATATAAATTCTTGTTATCTATAAAAACTCTTTGTTCATCTTTGTAAGCATACTTAGAAGGGTATGCAGTAATGATTGATTTCTTATTACCAGTCAACTTAGTAGCGTCTTCGTAAAGCCAAGCTAACTTTTCATCCCAACCCTCAGAAAACTTAGTATGGCTATCAATAGAAAGAACGAAGTCTTCTCCATCATATAATTCAGAGACACCCTTCCTAGCCTTACCAGTACCAATCTTATCTAATCTATTATCTTCGTTTATATAATCAAAGTATCCTTTAATGTTTCCACCAAAGGTAGAGATAAGAGTTGAAAGCTTTTTTTCTTCTTCTGGTGATGATGATAAAAATCTTATTCCAAAATGTATGTCGTGTGATTTTGCATTTTCAAATGCATCAAAGACTGTTGGTAGTAATTCCGTATCGTGCATTGTTGGCATTGCTATAAATATTGACATAGAGTTATCCTAACAGATTGTTTGTTTTAGATACAGCTCTCCTAAGAGAGCCGATGATGGGAGGAGGTCGGTGTGGATGCCGACAATTTAACTTTAGCTCTTAAACTTAAAACCCATGGTATTTGATAGTGCAGGATAGCTTGATAATACTATCACTGAAATTCTACTAATTAAATCTCTACCCTCTAAATCTGAAGGAACTCTAAATGTATCTACTACTTGTTTATCTATAATCATGTCAACACGTATTTTTCCATTGTTTTCTGTGTCTGGATTTGTTTTAAATCTGATTCCGCCGAGAATATAGTTCATAGTTTCTTTACCTTATCACACTGTTTTCATTTAACATGTTTTTAACATTTCTTACCACATTTTTAGAACAAATGTTCTAATATTGAGAGCTATGGATTACATAATTGGATTTTTAATAGGATATACATTTAAAGAAATTGTTCTATTCCTTAATAGATTAAGTAAGTGGGATTACGATAATCGTTATCAATCTGAATATGACTTTCGTCCATTAACAGAAGACGACTTACCTTAATAAATCTCCTAAAGAAACATCATCATCATTATCAACGATTGGTTTCATCTTACGTTCTTTACGAATAGCTCTACGTTCTCTTTCTGATTTTCCTCCCCAAATCCCAAAACGCTCTCCTCGTTCCAAAGCTTGTTCTAAGCAAGGCTCTATTACTGGACATTTGTTACATATCTCTTTTGCCTTTTTAGTAGAACTGCCTCGTTCTGGAAACCATTCATCAGCATCAAGTTCGGGGTGAACAACTGTGTTACAAGCAGCGTCTGAATACCACTCTGGAATTCCTAAGACATCTGCTAATAGGCTTACCTTATCCATATACACATAACCTTAAACAAATCTATTAAGTCTTAAAAGGTTTATTAAGAAAACTAAATGCGGATTGATATGATGTCTAATTTAGGGAAGGGGGAACAGGGG